TTACTGAATTAAGAAATGGAATGATTGAACTTATTGAAAAGACTCCACGATTTGAAGCACTTGTTGCTACTAAATGTGTAGCTTTTGTACGTGATGAAGAATATAAAGATTTTATGAAATGTTATAATCAAATTCAATCTATTAAGAAACAAGTTGATTGTGGTGTGTATGCATCTATTAGAAATTCTAATTTTTGTTCTGATCTTATGCAATTTAATACTCGTTACGTACGTATGAAGGCTGCCATCGATTATGTACGTGCTACTAATGGTCGTCGTCAAGAACCAGTTGCATTTTTGTTTCATGGACTTCCCAAATTGGGTAAAAGTCAATTGTTGTGTCAAATTAAATACCGTATTAGTAAAGTTTACCATGAAGAATATGCTGATAAAGAAGAATATATATTTATGGATGATATTAAAGACTGGACTACTTGGCAACAAAATACTACTGATGATTACCACCAAGGATATAATGGACAAGAAATTCATGCTATTGATGATTTGTTTAGCCGTATTGATGATTTAGATCATAAAGATATGTTAAATTTTGTTTCTTGTGTTGTATTCCCTACTCGTCAAGCTGAACTTAGTGAAAAAGGAAAACCTTATGTTTCAAAATTATTATTAGCTTCTTCCAATATTTGGCCCACAACTAGTAAAACTATTAAATGTGTTGATGCTCTCCAACGTCGTTTCACTGTTATTCGTTTCACAAAGATTGCTGGAAAAGATGTACCAAAAGACGGATTTGATAGTGAATTTAAATGGCTTGATCTTCAGGAAACTGAAGGTTCTTATTATGATCCTATTAGAGGAAATGTTTCAAAAACTGTTACTATTGATGATATTTGTAGACATATAATTGAAGCAATGAAACTTAAGTATGATATTTTCCAAGCTGGTTTAGCCGCTGCTCAAGTTGATGATGGTTCATTTATTCCTACTATTAATACCCAACAAGTCCCAGATGATGTTACAAAAATATTTTTAGAACAAGATTGGAGTGCTTCATGCACTAGATACCGTAATAATCGTGAATTGTATATTTTCCTTCGTAAAATTAAAGTTAGGAATCCCTGTATTCCTAGTGATATTGGATTATATTCTATTGCTGATCTTGCTGCTTTTAATAATTTGTTTAATGATTCAAAAACTATTCTATTTTGTTTATCTAATGTAGATTTTAAAGGTGCTAAATATGCACTTATTGTTCAAGATGTTGATGGTTCATATCTTCATTTTAATACTGTTAATAATACTATTTATCGTACTTATGAAAATTTTGATTCTGAATATACTAATATTGATGTAGAAAGAGTAGAAGATTTTGCTGAATTTACTTTTACTGATAAGATACAATTATATTTCTTGACCCTTTACCATAATATTTACTCATCTTTCCGACCATTCATTAAAGTTGCTTCTGTTTTAGGCAGAATGGCTGCTATTTGTATGGCTCCAGTTTGTACCCTTATTATGAGTTTTGCTGCC